CACTGAATGTCATAGTTTCGCGTGTAACAGCAGTCAATGTGCCAGTATATAATACAGGGCCTGCGCCGTCCGACCACAAGCCATAATCACCGAAACTATTATTTGAGTTAGTGATTGAACAAGTACCTCCAGTTTCGCATTTGACACCTGCTGTACAGCAGATAGTAAAGATACTAACTAATTGAGCATAACCTTGATTGACGATGTGTATACCTAATCCACCTTGATTGAACTGCGTATAACTGTCAAGAACCATTGATTTCAATCCTGTAGCGAGGCTACCATCTACACGCATGCCTGCGCCTGTAGTTGTAATACTTGAACAGTTTTGAATATAAGGACTTGTGACTATGAAACCAGCACCAGTGCCTGGAAAGGCAACTGCGGCTGCCGGATCAAGATGATCTCTAAATGTCATACCAGTTAGATAACAACGATTACGAACCCAGAACAAATCACTTGTCGGTGTTGACGGTCTTACTGTGACTGCACGTAAATTGTCGCCTACGATACTGACACCTGCGCTCAATGATATAGGATTGATCTCTGTATAATCACCTGCTTTGACAAAAATTACAGTAGTACCACTTGGATTCAATGCCTGTAATGCGTTTGCCGCTGTAACTGCGCTTACTATAGTTAGTTTTGCATTGCCTAGAGCATCACCGCTGTTTGCGTCATTGCCGGATTTACTTACGTAAAGAACATTTTGTGCGACACCGCCTGCTCCTGCAGGGCCTGTCGCACCTGTAGCACCTACAAGACCACTGGCACCAGTCGCACCAGTTGGACCACCTGAAGGACCTGTAGCACCAACAGGACCTGTGCTACCTACTTGACCACCACCTGATGTGATACTTACCCAACCAGTGACTGCTGTACCGAACGTCAAAGTTGTTACGTTCGCGCTTGTGAAATTGATTACAGGATAATCATATCTACCTACATAACTATTGCCGGTACTATCGATTGGTTCTACGTTGACATATTGACTGTCAAGATTGTGTGGCACTACCCAAGTAGTAGATGGAGTTGTCTGTTCATAAACGAAAGCACCAGCTATTACTGAACTACCCGTAGCACCTGTAGCACCAGTAGCACCGATCTGACCTGTAGCACCTTCTGGCGTAAAGATATTTACGTCCCATGCTGAATATGTTCCCGATCCTATTCCGCCAACAGCAAAAAAGTTTAGAGCACCAGTACCCGGATCATATGAATCAACAACACCCACCATGTAGTTGTTTACATCGTAAGATGCGATCATATTTTGACCGGTAGTGTATGCCAGGCTTAGCCCAACAAAACATTGTTGTAATAATTGAGCAGTACCACCTGTTCCTACTGTAGGGTCTGAACCAATAAATGATGCTGTAAATATTGTTCCAACATTATTATCAGGAGCGCCTATAGTTGTAAAGTCTGTGCTTCCAATACTAAAAATTCTATATGTAGTACCGCTTACAAAATTACCTGCCAATACAGGTTGATTCACAATTGTCATCGTTGTCGATGAGGTTGTTCTGTATGGTAATGAAGGGCCAGTAGCACCCATACCACCTAGCGATACTGCTGCATAACCTGTTTGAGGAGTGAGGAATGTTAGAGTGAGTACACTATCATTCAAAAATTCTATCTCAGGATAATCATAACGGCCTACAAAACTTATGTTAGTACTATCGATAGGCTCGACGTTGACGTATCTCTCGCCTAGATTGTGAGTGACTGTCCATACTGTAGCTGCTGAAGTTTGAGTATGTAAGTGTGTACCACCTGTAGGGCCAGTCGCACCAGTGGCGCCGCTAGCACCTTGTACACCTACAATTGCCTCGACCCAAGCAGTTCCGTTATAATATTTTAGTACGCCCATAATGTTCTATTATTTATTTACCTATTTTTTGCTCTTACGAATAACTTGCTCCAACAATATACCATTGAGTTGAAGTCACCGCATAATATTGTAAACTACCACCTGCTGCATGAGTATATGCAGCATTTGTCGCTAAACTGTTTATAATCGCACCAGTTGCAGGATATACATTCAAAGTATTTGCGCTTGTGTTGTTTATAATAATTACCATACCTGCTACTGCTGTAGGTAATATAACACCTTGTCCTGAACTTACAGTACTGACAACATTGATATCTTTTGTGATTGCTGTAGCATCACCTTGCACTGAACCTGCCGCACTAATGCCTGTTGCCACGCTACGAATATAATTACCGCCTACAGTGAGTGAACCTGTAGTCTTATTGAATGTTAGATTTGCATCTCCTGCAAACGCAGTTGCATCATTGAATTGAACTTGCGTATTACTACCACCTGCAACACCTGCGCTTCCTGTAGCGCCGATTGGTCCTGTTGCACCTGTCGCCCCTAAACCTGTAGCACCAGCTGGTCCAGTGGCCCCAGTAGGTCCTGCTACACCTGTTGCTCCTGTAGCTCCTGCACCGGTCGCGCCAGCTGGGCCTGTAGCTCCTTGAATTCCCGTTGCGCCCGTAGCACCAGATTCACCACCTGATGATACTGCGACATATCCATTGACGGCAGAAGCAAAAGTTAGTGTGAGTGTATTATTATCAACAAATGTGATCGAAGGATAATCATAACGACCTACATAACTTACGTTTGCATTATCTATAGGTTCGACGTTGACATACTTATTATTGAGATTATGAGTGACAGTCCATGTTGTTGCTGCCACGCCTTGTGTATGTAAGTAAGTAGAACCTGCTATGCCCGTCGCGCCTTGCGGACCAGTAGCGCCAGTAGCACCTACGCCATCTATACCTGCTGTACTTGTATCATACCATAAAACAGTTGTGTCTGTCGGTGCAGTAGGACCTTCTACGATACCTGAAAGACCTGTAGCACCTGTTGATCCTTGTGGACCAACTGCACCAAATAAATTTACATCCCAAGCAGAATATGTTCCGCTTCCTGATATGTCTGTAACATCTACAGTCATTGATCCAGTCGATGAATTGTATGACTGTACATTACCGATCATGTAATCTGACATAGAATAAGCGATGACTACTTCTTGAGCCAATGAATATGCTAGATCAGTTGCGACTGTAAAAGTTTTATTACCTGTACTAATAGTCAAAGAAGTTGAACTGGTAGTTGAATAGATGTCACCTGGCAATCCTGTAGCACCTGTTGAACCTGTAGGGCCAGTGCTACCATTTATGCCTGAAGTACCTTGGGGTCCAGTCGCACCAGTGAGTCCTGTAGGACCTGTGGCACCCGTCGCTCCTTCTAATCCTGCATTGACTGCCCAACTTAGATTACCAGATCCATCAGTCTGTAGAACATAATTAGGACTACCGCCTAAGATTGAGACGTTGCTGATAGATCCAAGATTTGCAGTTTGATTTACATTCAATATATTTGCAGAAACGATATTACCTTCAATTTCACCTGTAAAACCGTTGCCTGCTTGAACAAAGATATCGTTTGTAACTAGGCTACGTGCCACTTCCATGCCAGAAGGGTGAACTACTACTGCATTGCTTTGACCTGCTACAGAGATATTCACATTTGCGTTGGCTTCTACAACTACATTAGAACTGCCATTGTTGATAGAACTAATGTTGCCTTGAATGTTTGATAAGCCACCGCCGTCTCCACTAAAATAAGTAGCGTTGATATTACCAGTGACTGTTAGGTTGTTTGTATTCTGATCAAAAGTAAAGTTTGAGCTGGCACCGAAATCATCATTCAAATTATATTGAACTTGAGTGTTAGCACCTGCCGGTTGTTTGAAATCTACGGGCTCACCGTTAGCATAATAATAATTGTCTGTTAGTATACCGCCGGTCTCAATATTACCTGTGTTGAGTTGATTTCCGCTGCTTATAAAAGTTGCAGTGAGATTGCTTGCCACATTGACAAAGTTTGCTTCTGCTAAGTTACCTAGATTTGCATTTTGTGCGGAAAGATTTCCTAATACATTTGCAGTACCGACAGTAGCAGTACCTGTAGCACTCAAGTCATATGTGTAAACTGTATTAGATACATTTATAAATTCAGAGTTTACGTTGCCTGCGACATTGGCTGTATTTGCATAAACGACATCTGTAGTGAGGCTATTATTAGCTATCAAATAATCAGTTGTCAACGAATTAGCAATGAATGAATCGTCACGTAAATCAAGATACAATGTTTGTATAGCACTGTTTACAGTAGTGTTATAGCCTTCACTATTAGGGGTCAAACCTAGTTCTAAACTAGTAGTGCTTACATTTAGTCTGTAAAAATCGGCAGAGAGTAGTACGTTACCTGTGCTGGCGTTGACGCTTATACCTGGCTGTTTGACTCTATTGATAGAAAGAACGCCGGTATTGGTTTGTAAACGATATAATTCAGTAAAATTTTCCTGAGTCTTTTGAAACGCGCTTCTTATCGCATCTGCATCTGGATCGTCTGGAAAACTACCGAAGTCTATATTTCTCTGTGCCATGTATAGTCTAATCCGTTATTATAGTATTTATCGTTTCAGGGACAAAGTGTCTAGACAAAAAAATGCCCAGCATTGCCGGGCATTTTAGCTAAGGTTTTATATACCTTCTTATTGTCCTAGACCTGCTAGTTTCTTGTACTCAGCCATGTCTTCATCGCCAGTACGCTCTTTATCACCTGCAAGTACAGGGATAGTCTGCTGGCCAGTTGACTTAGGCTTATTCAATCCGCCTGAGATGACCTTAGTCATGAATTCGATGTCACGCTCAAATGTCTGCTGTGTACCATCTTTACCGGCATCGTTTGCCCACTCATCGACTTTTTCTTTCTTGTCTTTCTTGTCATCATATTCGATATCTTTCTTGACTTTTTCTCCGGCTTTTTCTGCCTTCTCGTCATCTTTACCTTTATGACCTTCATCATACTCGATATCTTTAGCGACTTTCTTAGCTGCTTTTTCAGCCTTATCATCTTTCTCAGCAGTTGACTCTTCTGCGATCAATGCGATCTTCTTGTATAGACTCAAGAAACTTGATTCGCTCATTGCTTCTTCTTGCTCTTCATCTGAGTCTGCTGCTGCAATTGCACCGGCTGCTTCTGGACTACTTTCGCCACCGTCACCGCCTTCAGTAACTTCTTTTTCATTCTCTGAACCTACTGCTAAAGCTGCATCAATCTGTGCGCCCTGTTCATCTGCTTCGATATTACCTTCGCCGTCATCTTCAGCAACTTGATATTCCATCTGGTCTTCTGATTCAACTTCATCAACCATCTCTTTACCTTCGCCGCAACCACACTTGGCTTCATCTACGCCATGTGTACCGCACATCTTTGCTTTTGGCATATCGCCGTGATCATGACCTTCTTCATCTTTATAATCTTCACCACCTGACATGACTTTCAATAACCCCATCATGTCACCTTTTTCACTATCATAGCCACCGAACTTAGGTGCGCCGTAATCACTTACTGCTACTGCCGGCTCTGATGGACCATCAACTTGTTCAGGAGCACCTAATCCACCTAGACCAACTTGCTTGATGAATTGTAATAGTTTGCCTGCGTCGTCGCCTTGTGCCGTGACACTGACTGTATCTTCTGCACCTGGACCACCTAGACCTTGTGACATATTGACACTCAAGCCTTCATTCAATAGATCATTCAATTTCTTGTCTAATGATTCAAATGCATATTCGTCAAGTGCTTCATTTGCTGTTCCCGTTGCTGTTTTACCGGCTTGATATCCATCTTTAGCTGCTTGAGCTAATCCAGCAACACCGCCTGCAATTGCTGCCGGAACTGTAACTGCGGCACGTGCTGTTTTACCTAATACTGTGCCTACACCTCTACCTACAGTACCCATTCCTTTCATGAATTTCTTGGCACCGCTAGCGAAATCTTCATCAACTTCGGCATCAGCAAAAGCATCTGTTTCTAATACGTCTTTATCTTTGAATGTTTGACCAAAAGCCTTGAATGTGTCGCCAGGAGATGTTTTTGCTTTATGTCGCATATATTCTGTCTTATCCATTTCGGCTAATTCGCCTTCTTCTGCACCGTATGAAGCCATGTCATCAACAACATCTGCTCCTGATTCGATCTCGCTTACTACAAGACCACGATTTGGCATCAAGCCATAGCACTCATCAAGACCTTCTTTGAAGCCGTCATGATAACGCTTGTGTTCTTCGCTACCTTCGTTATAACGGCAAGCATAACCGTGCTTGCTCAATCCATGTGATTTGCCTTCATGATAGGCTGCTTCTAATGTGTTCATAGCTTCGTTTACCTGTGTAGTTTCTAATACATCTTTGCGTCCTGCCCCTAAACCTGCACCGTAATCTGGGCCTGACTTTGGAATTTCTGCTTCGTCAGTTTTCTTTTTGATTGACTTAGCAATATCATGTGCTTTAGTAATTGTTGATTTCTTCAAAGGTGGTTTATCACCAGTTGACTTCATTGCTTGTGACATACCAATAGCATATGGGTTCTTTGCTTTTTCATCTAATGATTTTGGGCCGCTTTTTGAATATCCTTTGTCGCCGGGAGTTGGATCATATGAATGAACTCCGGCTTCACCAGGTTTTAGTCCTGCTTTCTTTTCTGCTTTGTTTGCTAAAGCAAATCTTTGTTGCGCAAAATTGTCCATTTTTGCTGCAGGTGAGTTAGGCTCATGCTTGCCTTGTTGAGAACCATACATCGCTGCTCCTGCTTGTGTTGTTGCTTTAGCTGCGTATGCTTGTCCTTGTCCTCTTGCCTTTTGAGCAGCACTTGTATAAGTTGCTGGTGATAGTTCATCCAACTGTTCTTCTTTCATAGCAGCGCCTTCGCCACTCTTCCAACCGCCTTTGGCACGTAATGCGAAATTGATTTGACGCATCTTTTTAGCAGCAGGACTGTCTTTATCATGCGGGCCGCTTTTGTGTAACTTAGCCAACATTGATTTCAATTCTTCTTTTGTTTTATCACTGTATTGGCCAGTGTGTTTTACTTTAGCATCGCCTGCCCATTTTTCATCAAGCTCTGCTTCTTTCATTTCTTTTCCGGCTAATGACATCTCGCCTTTACCGATAGCTGATTTGATAGTTGCTGCTAATGCAGGATTAGTTACAGTACCAATAACTTCGTCGCCTTTCTTCAAAACTTGTGTTGATTGTTTTGCAGGCTCTAATCTTAGTTGATCTGCTTCGTTGATAACTTTCTTGTCTAATAGTTCAAACCAGTCTTTCAAAGATTTCTTATCTTTCTTGTCATCGTATTCGATATCTTTCTTGACCTTCTCTCCGGCCTTTTCTGCCTTCTCGTCATCCTTGCCCTTATGACCTTCATCGTATTCGATGTCCTTGGCAACTTTCTTGCCTGCCTTTTCGGCTTTGTCATCTTTCTCAGCAGTTGATTCTGCTTCGTTTATAAACTGTAAAAAATCTTTGAATTCCATGATACTTCCTCTTACGCCATCGCGCCTGTTTTAGGTTTTGCTGGGCGTTTGATATTTGTCATAGGACTTTTATCACCCATCTTTTGATCATCTAAGTATGGTTTGAATGGATCAAAACTGTCTGGAGTTGGTTTAGCGGCATAAGGAATCATGATTTCTGATTCTTTAGTCTGCTCTTTGATGCTATCTAGATATGAATTACCATATGCTTTGCTTGCTTCTTCTGCACCGCTAATCTTATCGAAATCCTTCATGTTAGGTTCCATCTGGTTAGCATACTCGTCCTGCTCACGGTTGATGCTATCATCATAAGCAGTGTTGACAAGACGCACATAGTTTAAGTTATAACCTAACAATTGTGCTAATTGCTGTACCATTGGTTCTGTGCATGGATAACGGAACTTACACTTTAGAATAGTGACTGGCTCGTTATGTACGCCAGGAAAACCATATACATCTTTTGCTATAGGAAGTCTTTTAGGTGTGATCGGACCAGCTGGTTCGAACTTCTTTAGATTGAATATAAACAAATCTAAAAAGTTTTTATCGACTTCTCCTGCAATCTTGATCGTTACATCAAATAGATGTATGCTTTCTGCAATGTATTGTTTTAGGCTTTTCATATCAATATTCCCGTATCTAATATTTATCATTTATCCGTCTTTTTCTCAAGAAGGGCCTTTAGTATCTCATTACGATCTAACGCTTGACCTTCACCCAGTGGGGTGTTTTGTATTTCTTCATCCTTCTTGCTCTGCTTCTGATCTAGTGCAGCTTTCTTTAGTTGCAATTCGATCATTTTTAGTTTTTTGCTGACTTTAGCAGTTTTAGCGGTGATAGCATGACCTAGCATGGTTCCCGCGACATTGAATATCTCGCTACTATAACGGCTGTCAACCTGCATACCTAGATCCATCAAATCTCTATAACTGTTTTGGGCTAAGTCTGCTAGATTATCTATCTCAATATCAGCAGTCTCAAGCCCGCGCACCTGTGGTAATGCGTTTTCTATTTTCTCGAGGTTATTGAGTGCTGTCTCAGTGATCTCCTGAGTCTCAGGAGGTAGTTCAAGTTCCTCTGATTTCTCTTCATTTTGTGAGAGATTGAATAATTCTTCCAATTTGCGAGTCATGAACTATTTATTTGCGTTTGCCCTTGTAAAACAAATCATCCTCAGTGATGACTCGGAAAGTTAGACCGGCTCTTTTACAATAGGCCATAGCAGCAGCCCATTTAGCATGATTCAACACTATTGCTGCTTTATCCTTTATACTTGTGACCCTGCTTTCTATAAGGCTTTGCTTCTTAGGTTTGATCTCTACGATTTCAGCCTTCTGCCTACCGAATTTATCTTCATATAAAACGAAAAAATCAGGCACATATACAGTTTGTTTTCCTGTCAATGGATTACGATAAGGGATAGAAATCGCTTCACTTGCCCATTGAATTACGCCTTCGTGATTATCACAGAACATCATGAATGTCAGTTCCCAACCACTTCGATATCTAGGTGCGTGTTTACCTACATATTTACCTGGATTCTTTGGTACGAATTTCCCTTGCGCAAAATTAGCCATGTCATAACACTACATTTCTAGCAACAGGCTGTGAAGGTCTTGGTATTTGTCCTACGCCATAAAGGCTAGTTTTTGATTTGAAACTGTTTAGGTAATAAGCCATGATTTTGTTGATTTCAATTTTATTTTTTGTATTACCTTTTATATTTTCTAATAAAGCCATAGCATTTATATTAGCATCCTGTGCTATGAAAAATAATATAACTGTATAGTTTTCTGCTATCTGTGTAGTATTACATACACTCTTGAAAAAACTGAAAATAATATCATATTGATCAGCCGGAATAACAAGGCTAGTATTATAGAATGCGTCAAAAATTTTGACAGTTCTATCTAATGATTGATTTGTGACTTTGAATAACGACATATAAGATATTTATGTCAAGGAATCTGTTTGCCTGCAGTTCTCACTTCTTGTGAATCAGGAGGAGTTGGTGCTGATAATCCAACTGTCTTTGAATTAGCAGTACCTACAGAACTAGGAGTCTGACCGTTAGCAGGTGTATTGAAGTTGATATTTCTTATCGCAACAGTAGAATCTCTTACTACATTGACAATATCTGCTTTGAGTTCCTGTTCTAGTGTTGATTTCAAATCAATATTTTTGAAAGTGTTATATGCAGTACCGGCAGTTTTTATCGCGCCGAAAATATCAGGAGGATTGCCAGTTAGTGAATCAATAAATCCGCCAGCTGCATCTATCAATCCACCTTGTCCTAATATAGTGCCTCTTGCGCCTGGCTTGTTGATAGGGCTATCAGTCAAATCGTAATTTGCAGGATCACCGAATCCTGTCACGATATCGCCGGGATTTCTACCGTCGATAGCGCCTTCATTATACACTACCGTTTCATAATCTATTGTCATAGAATTTTGCATCAAACCACCGCTTTCTGCATAACTGTAAGTATCATGCGAGAAACCTGTGATGATAGGATTGATAAGTGTATATGCTGTAAAGTTGTGTTGGTTGAAACCGAATACAGTGATGTTTTGAAAGAACGGTACTTTCTTTGAAGGATCAGGTCCTAATGACTCTCCAATATAACCCCAATCTACATTACCCTTTAGATCATCTTTATAGATATCACGCTCATTATAGTCTGCCATAGTCGATTGTGTGGCATTATCAACGCCGTTTTGTTGTGTCGCAGAACCACGATTACCAGCAAACATCACATTTGGTTTAGCAGCATCTTTATAATAATATGTATAATATGCATACCATACTTTGTTTATGGTATTGAGATTGTCATCATGAAAACTTACAGTAATAGGTTCATACTTAATTTTAGTTTGAATTATACGTTTTCTATTATATTGATTTTTTTGATCAGTCTGAAAACTATATGAAGGTAATTTTATATCTTTGACTAAAATACCTATATTTTGCTGCGGCGCTTCTGGGTATGCGTCTGCATTGATATTGAAATATGTATGAAATAGAAATTTGAATTTAGGAGCATTAGCATAACTATTGCTCCTAAAGATTTTACTTGCGTGTCGGTAATCTCTAAGGTATTCGCTGCCGAAGAATGCTCCAGCAGCGTTTTGTAGCTCCTCGCCCCAGTTACCTAATCCCATGAAGGATTACCTATTAGGCGCCAATACCAGTTGCGCTATCGCCTGCTAAGATACGTCCTACGCTTGCACCAACGCCTGAAGCAAGTGGTGATTGGATAGCGTTATCGTAGCGAATTGTCAAAGATATAGTGACTGGCTCTGAAGCACTATAGTTCAGTGTGTCATAGTTGACACCTTGTAAGAAGCAACCATATAGTTCCCATGTTTCTAACACGACTGGAGCACTAGTTCCGTTACCACCATCTAATATTTCGATGTTAGTCTGGAACTTATAATCTTGACCAGTTGCTGCTGAAGCCTGTTCTACGAAATCTAATTGCTTCTGCAACTGTTGACCTACTGCTCTTGAAACAGTACCTGATGCATCGTCACGCAATTTGCAAGTAATATCGTTCCAGCTATATTTACCTGCTAATTTGATTGTTGAGTTATAAACAGGAATATTAACGTCAGCAAATGTGACGTTTGGACGTGTGACTTCCGATACCTGTTTAGTAAGTGCTAGACCACCAGCAGAATCAACTCCAAAGTTCAAAAAATTCACTCTGAAACGATACTGTAGTTTAGGCATCAACAAGCCCTGGTTACCACCTGCGTTGTCACCGGCGACTGTCATGTTAAACAATGATTGTGAGGCTGTTGCCATTTGTAAAATCTCCTAATATACTTTATTTATTCTATAATTGAGAGCCCCTCGCGAGGCTCTCATTTATCTTTTATTACGCTCCTGACAACTCACCTGTGTTCAAGATACGAACTGGGATGTAGATGAATTCAGCAGCCTTGACAGGCTCAACTGCGACATCGACCCACAATTCATTGCGATCTATTCTAGCAGGAGTGTTGTTTGATTCGTCACAGACTACCAAGTAGTCATAGAGTCCTCGTTTTGCTACAAGATCAACCATCAATGATTCGATCACACCAGCGATCTGTTGACGAGTCAACGCATCGTTTGGTTCGAATACGAATGGACGACCTGCGATAGTCAATTGACGACGGATGTACGCAACTAGTCTTGCTACGTTTGTACGATCCAATGCGCTCTGACTATTGAATGATGTCTTGTTACCATAGTTCAACAAGCCGTTACCAGTGAAGAACACTAGTGGGTTGATGAAGTTGATGTATAGAACATCGCGGATACCGATACGTGTCTTAGTTGTGATGAACTCACCTGTCTCACGATCTAGGTAACCGATGTTCAATGCATTGTCGATGATACCACGACGAGTACCTGCAGCCGCTAACCAAGGATAAGCAACTTGGTCATTGCGCAAGAATGTGCGTAGCATCATGTGTGATGCTGGAACAGCGACTTCATTACCACTCAAGTCTAGTGCGATACCGCTTGGGTAGAACAATCCAAGATAAGTGTTACGTGTTACGCAACCTGCTTCACCTGTGCTTGTTGCACCAGCAGCGTTAGTTGCCCATGCTTGAATTGCTGTTGCATCTTCTGGTAATCCCATTGGAGTATCACCTAAGATGTAAGCTGTCTCACCACGATCACTATTCAATACAACCATGTTAGGCTGTAGTTCTGGGTAGTTTGGAGCAGCCATCAAGTTGAAGAAGTTATCTTCATCACGTATTGCTGTGTTTGTATCTACCACTGAACGCATTGCTTCAACGACCATCGCTCTTTGAGCCTTGCGACCCATGTAAGGACTACCATTTGACTGTAAGCCACTTACACTTACCCATGTACTACGGATAGTTGGGATAGTCTCATCAGGGAAACTCAATGAGTTGAAGTAGTTATTTCTCCACTGCTTGACGTTATAACCTGAACGGCGTGTGTTGAACAACAACATACCTACTGGGTATAATACAGCACTTGGTGCATCAAGATCAAGATTATTACTCAATAACAATGATTTGATTGTTGGGATAGGATCGTTTGCTGGGTTGATAGTATTTTGATTACTTGACCAACGAGCGTCAGCAAATAAAACACCTGAACTTGATGTCTGATCACTGTTATCGATCAATACCCATTGATCTTCACCATCCACCATCTGCCAACGTGAGATGATTGGATAGTTTTCTAGATCACTAGTGTCGATCCATAAATCACCATAAGCTAGTGCTGTACCATCTGATTGAGCAGTTGGCATGCTTGCGCTTACGATTGGTCCGTTTGGATCAGTTGTATTAGTACCAGTTGGTAGTGGGAAACCATTAGCATCAAAGTTTACATTACGATAACCCTTCCAACCTGCTGTGGTTCTTATCATGATATCAGCTTCATCTGTTACGCTGTAGAACCAGTTAGTGTTGTTAGCTGGCAATGCAGTTGGTGCACCTTCGTTTGCGGTATAATCGAACTCTACCCAATTTGAGATGTCGATACCATATGTAGATACTGATGTGCCTGAGTTTTCATCAATCACTACTGACACTACACCGCCTGATCCATCAACGTCTGATACTTTCAATACCAAATCGTTTTCTGGACTTGCGCCGCCTAAGTTTGTGCCTGCAAAAGTGATTGTGTCATCGACTGCATAGCCTGAACCTGCAGCTAAGATGTCTCCTACTACATAACCCATGCCGTCCTTGCTGATCTCAAACTGTGCGTTAGAACCGCCACCTGATGTTGAAGATTGAAGAACAGTAAATGATGTTGAATAGAAACGTCCAATCTTGACGCCTTCTGTCACGCCAGCTACGAAACCTGCTTCTGCTAACAATCCGTTTGATATTCCAGTTGTTGAGTCGATATCGCTGATTTCGATACAACCGCCTAGAGTATGTGTCAATACGATAGCACCATCTGTTGCGATAGTTGCTGTAGTATATGGAATGTTTGCTAATTGCCATGCTTCAACAAACTCTTCAGCAAATGTATTATCTGCTAAAGTTACTGTGTAGGGTCCAGTGACCGCAGTGCTATTAGGTGTTGATATGTACACTCTCAAAGTATATGGGCCAGCATCAAAGCTTGGTTCAGTGTTTGTACCTGTTACTACTGTAGGACCTTCTGCTATTCTTTCCCATAGATATACTGGACCTTGATTATATTGTCCATTATAATTGTACTGTCCATAGACTGTACCAGCTGGAATTGCTTGTCCACCTGTTGAATCAAGAGCAGCGATAGCTGATTCGTCATTGATTGCCAATGTGACATTTTTTGTGATCCAAGCATCTGCAACACCGTCATATTGTTTGACTACTGGGTTCAAGCCTGAACCTGCGCTTCCTACTTTGATCCAAACTGAACCAGTTGGGCGCGGACCGACCTGACCTACTTGCCATAGTGGCTGTTGTGCTGAAGTACCATAGAACAAAGTTGGTTCTAGATAAGTTCCGGCTGCGATACCTAGATCAGATAATACCGTACCTGATACAGCAGCAATTTCGATTGCTTGATATTGTTGTTGGCTGCTGAATATTTGTAATCTGCCTGATGAGCTTACGCTAGCACTTAGTTCTTGCCAACCTAATGCATTGATAGCTGCTGCTACGCCAGTCACATTATTTTGACCTAATCCAGGAACTTCGATTACAGCAGTTCCACCGAATCCAGGAGCACCTCCGATTGTGATGCTAAATTCATGACCAGCAGTCAAAGTTGGATTTGAGTTAGTGCCAACCAATGTTGGTATGCTTTGTTCCCATTCTGGTGAACCTAAAACTACCCAAGTATTGTTCTCATTCTTATAGAAGAATTGTTTTGCTGTGGCTGCTGTTGGAACATCATAACTTGGTATAGCGATCACAGCATAATCACCTACTGAACCTAAGTATCCAGCTGGTGCGCTTGCTACAACGTTTTCTTCATCAGTAATGACTAATGGAGAAATTTGTGTGAACAATCCTGTTGTTGCATCAAACTCAAAAATACCCCATTGAGTTGATGTAGTGTCTAACCACCAAGCACCGTCATCTGGTTCGCCTACTGGGCGACCTGCTTGACCTACTAGGCTTGCTAAGTCGATGTCTGCACGTAAGCAGTAAGCGCGATTGCTTACACCCAATGCTGAGTAAGCTGCTAGTAGACCGTATTCGTTCAATTCATAACCTTGAATTGGAGTACCGTCAGTAGTGCTATAAAAGAACGGTGTACCATAAAGTGAGACAAGATCACGTTGACTAGTGACTTGAAACAATTTACCGGCGTTAGCAGGAGTTGTACCCTGCGCAATGCCTGTACCGTTTGGGTTCGCTTTATTTTCAGCAGTCGCAAAGACTATGAAAGGAACTGAATTTGTTGGGGCTGGAAGATATTGACTTTGGTCAATGATTGTAACTTCTACGCCTGGTGATGTTAATGCCATGTTCGTTTTTCCTATATGTTATATTTTGAGGGTAACACCCCTGATATTCTTAATCTTATTTAGTGTGCGAGGCGAAAAAATGTCGGTTATCAAACCTTCGAAGGTATAAATAAAGTATGCCTCATATAAGACCTATATGTTCATCTTGCAATAAAAATCCTAAGGCTATAAACTATATACGCGACGGAATCACTCATTATAGAAGCATATGTGATGAGTGCGGGAGTAAAAAAGCTAAGAAAAAACCAACACGATCAACTTGGGAGAAGGCTGGTTACAAGAAAAAACCAGTATGTGATATTTGCGGATTCAAGTCTGTCTATCATTCACAGATGACAGTATTTCATATAGACGGAGATTTACGTAACGCTAAGTTTACAAATCTAAGAACGATCTGTCTAAACTGTGTAGAAGTGGTAAAAAGAACTCAGGTCACATGGAAAAGGGGCGATTTACAGGTTGATTATTGAATCAATCTTCTGGTGTAAGTCATCGACTGTGCCGCTGTTATCGATATAATGATCATATGATAGCCCAACACTGCTGTATTCACTAGCATGAATATTATATTGATCTAGTATGCTTTTGGCATGTTTATTGCCCTTATTATACTGAACGGCAGCGTCATACCATTCAGGATTTACCCCTCTACTGACTCTTATCGTAACACCACCTGCATTTTTGATAGATCGCAATTCATTAGGAAAACGGCAATCGCTGATGACGATATTATCTTTTATGCTGCGTAATTTGTTTTCTACGCTAGCGATCCAAATATCATCATGGAAAGCCCTGCGTCCTACTTCAGTTCCCCATTGTTGTAACACAAATCTAGGTGTCAAATGTGGGATATTCAAACGTTCTGCCCACCAAGTATCTACAGTGTCACGCCATTCACGGCTGTACTTAGTAGTGCCCTCAAGTAGTTCACGATCCCAATTGAAGATAGCAGCGACCGCATCTTTGAGAGGTCCAGCGTAACTCATGCGCTTGAAACCCTTGAATGTGATGAGATAATCGGCAATGGTATCTTTGCCGCTACCTATAAAGCCTGCTACGCCTATGATCATGAATTAAGTATAACTGATATAAAAGTAGAAATCAACCTTGAATCCAAGTTAATGGTTGACTGTAATCTTGATATTTGCGTAGATCATCCAATAATCTTTCTTGGTCTGCTTTACCTTCTGCCTTCATAGCAGCACCATTGAGGGTAGTACCACCACTTGGACCTGCAATGCTTCCAAACTTCTCACGGGCTTCACCTATGATCACTTTGAGTTGCGCTAATATGAAATCTGCTAACCAAATACCTGCTCCCGGATCTTGTAATATCTCAGTTTCAGGTCTAGTCATGTCTGCCCAGATCAATACACGCTCACCTGTGCCCTTGAAATCACGGACTACACGCAATACTTTGCTTACAGGGTTGAATGTATATGTGACATAGCCACCGAACATACGTGCTGCCAACTCGACATAGCCTGCATAGAAATCATATGTGGCCATACCACCTGTATAGTTGTAGTTCAACAAATATGTATTGAGAATTGCACTACTGAACGGGTCAAAACTTGTGCTTGATGGGCCTGTCTCAAGACCAACTGTTCTACGGAATATAGCACGAACGTTGATGAATTCGCTAGGAAGCGTATATGTGTCAACGTTCTTTATGATCGTCATCAATGTGTAGCCTTCTTGCGTAGCATTCTGCGCACGTTGACGATACACTTTGATAGCATAATCATATGCTGCCTCATAATGCTGAGGATCTAACTCTAAGTCAATGATGTCACCACCTAAGCGTAACCTTAGGTTGTTGAACATCTCTTCTTTTAGTTGCTGTAAGTTAGCATTAGTTGGTGTTGATAGTGGATCTGCTGACATGTCTACTTCCGATTATGTTGTATTTATCGGAATTAGAGATCGCCCTGCTTTCTGTTTTCGCTATAATGTACGTCAAACTTACCGCCCGGATAACGTGCTTCAAGTTTCTTGACGTTTTCAGCAATAACATCGTTTGGATCTAACTCAAGTGCCCTGCAGGCGTTGACCCAGTACCACATGATGTCGCCAAGTTCACGCTTCATATGAAAGTGTGCTTCTTCAGTCAATGGTTTACCTTGAAACACAATCTTTTTTACGATCTCTTGAAACTCGCCCGTCTCGCTACCTAGACCGATAGCACCGCATAGCAATAATGGTACATTGACATTTGGACCATGCATGTATTCACCATCTGGACCATAACTCTCATAGTTGGCATCGATGCGATCAAGACGATTCATAAACTCAGTCAAGTCCTGACTTTGTTTGCTAGTGACTGCTTCTACAAACTCTTTATACTTGTTTAGATCAACCTGACTCATACCAACTCCTTGAACATTTCTTTACGACCATTTTCGCCTAACGTAGCATCAAAAATTTCTCTGGTACGTTGCAGCATAGCGCATGCCAACATCAATTGATCATTACGATCATTCGTTGACATTATAGCAGTATCGATCACTGTCATCAGTGTTTCCATACGTTTTTCTATAGGATTGAAACTATTACTCATTAGAATGCCCTCAATATAATCATATTTGCGTTGAATCTTCCGTTAGGTTTGGTAGCGACTGCTTTGATGTTGCTAAAGAATTTACGTGCAGCCGGCTTGCTACCCATCACTTCCTTGATTTGCTGTTCGGGTTTGCGTAATGTTTTGATCTCTGATTCTTTAGTACAGAAACCAACTACAGCATTACCCTTGACACCAATGCTCTTGGTATACTCATCCGCAACATAGTGATGAAGTTTACGCTTCTTAGTATCATAGACCCATGCTTCGCTACAACCATGTAGTTTAGTTGGGCTCACGCTTTCAAGTTCAAGTTTCTCTAACTTGAATGACTTGAGATACTTGAGACGCTTGACCACCTTCTCGACCGATACAGGCTTCTTAGCGCGTGGCTTCTTACCACTCTTCTTGAGATTGATATACGAATTCAGATCGGCGATCACGGTCTCAATAGAATTGATGATGTTACGCAACTGGACTTTACCGAAACGACCATAGGCTTCGTTCAGTTGCTCATCCTTGCCTGCGCTTGCTTCATTGTACTCATCCAACTTAGATTGCCAAGCACTGACCAACATAGGCACGTGTTGAGGTAGAATGTTGCTTTGTGACAACACATCCATTGCCTTGATGCCTTCTTTACCAGCACCACTCTTTAGATAATCGTCCCACAAGCCCTCAAGTTCACCACCAACTTTGAGAGTACGCTCACGCATGATCTCCTGCACATTGGGGCGATTGCCAGCAGGTGCTTCATCGTCACTTGTATCGACAGTCACAAAAGATACAAGACGACCAATCTCGTCCTGGAGTTTAGTGAGCGTATCATTACTGACAACACCGCCGCGAACGATACAACGTGCTAGCCAACCATAAGTCGATTTGACCTGACGGTCATTGACACGGCGAACACTCTTAGCGACTTGTTGTTTGCCCGCAACATCTAGATATTGAGCGATGAATTCTTTAGCGTCCTTATTATCATAAAAGTGGTTATACCAATTGAACGCTTTAGCGAGTTCCCATTCTGTGACAACCAACTCAGGGTTGAAACTAGGTTCGGGTCCAATGTGTTTTGCGTCAAAGTCTTTGGGCTTCAACTCTCTGATTTCTGATTTGTGCTTTACCATGACAACTCCGTTGTTGCAATCATTTATCTATTTTAACTCAATTTGAGGGTAAAGTCAATACCTTTGTAAGTCATTGATTTATCGACTAAATACTACTATGCCCAAACTATCGCTGTATCACCCAGTCAAAACAAATGATTACAAGTTCTTCGACAGGAATATATCGGAGCAACTTACTGTGGGTGGTACTGATCTTTACATTCACAAGTACATGGGTCCAAACGCACAGACCCCTAGCCCTGACTATACTCAGCCACAGTATATCAGTCCTGATCCTACACAGATACAGGACTTGTTGTTTTTAGAGAATCGTGATAGGGTATATGATCCTAACATTTATAGATTGCGTGGTCATTATAGCGTACAGAACCTAGATTTCGATCTAAGCCAATTCGGCTTATTCTTGAATAATGACATCATTTTCATAACCGTTCACTACAATGATATGATCGACATCATTGGCAGAAAGTTGATGGTGGGCGATGTTCTTGAACTACCGCACTTGCTTGATTACAATCCATTGAAGGAAACGATTCCAGTCGCATTGAAACGTTTCTATAGCATCACTGATGCTAACTTCGCAAGTGAAGGATTTAGTCAAACTTGGTATCCACATCTATGGCGCATCAAGTGTGAGCCACTAGTCGATAGCCAAGAGTTTACACAGATACTTACTGAGCCAATCAACAAAGATAATTATCTCGGTCCATGGGATAAGGATAAAGTATATCCACCTGGGTATGTGATCACATACGGTGACAAGAATTACATCAGTTTGATAGAAGTTCCGGCTGGCATATATCCTCCAAATGAAACATATTGGCAATTGCAGACAGGAGAACAACTCAAAGATATCTTATCGACATATAATAAGAACCTTGAGATCAACAATAAACAGTTGGAAGAAGCTAAACGCATCGTACCTAAAGCAGGCTACAGTCAAAAAGACTTGTACGTTGTACCTACATATGGTATCTATGAGAGTAATGGTACTCTTTCTGATAAACTAAATCAACCTGCCCCACCTATCAATGTTGTAACATATAGCGGCGGTGCACCAAGCACCGGTTCTGTTGGTACTGTCGTTTATATGCGCAATCCTAAGTACAAGAATCCTAGCGTAGGCATTAGAATCAATAAAGACATCATAAAAAGTATATGGGATTTGACTGCTGATACTGATCTGTCAGAAAAATTTGACAAATTTGTTCAAGCAAGCTTAGAAGTGAAACAAACAGCACCATACCAATTGCCAGAGCGTACTGGTTCGGGCGCACTAGAAGGGGAAAAAGTACTATCTGTTATGTCATTGGGACCAATCACAGGTCCATATGGTACAGCCGACAATACATATGCAACTGCCGACGCAGATCCTACACAGCCAGGCTTTACAGGTACTATCAGCACACAGATGGACTGGCGCGCAGACTGCGATCCTGCATATCAATATATCAGTCGCGCAAGTCCTAGAAGTTTCGGTTATGAAGCAGGCTATCTCACAGGCGACGGTACTGCACCTAACGGTTATCCAAGCGGAGCAGGTATCAGTTTCCCACAAAATCCACAAGTAGGTGATTATTTCTTACGCATTGATTACATGCCGCAGATATTATATCGCTGGGACGGACAATTATGGGTTCGTATTTCTACAAATGTAAGAACAGATACAGGGTTCACTGCTGACGACCAAGCACAGAAATCACAGTTTATAAATAATGAAGGTGAGATATACAACAACAATCAGGAAGAGTTGATACCTTCAGCCCAACCGTTATCAAGTATACTAGCTCTTGCCCCGGACAATTTACCACCGATAGAGTAACACATGGCACAATTTTTTTACGACAATCAGATACGCAGATTCTTATTACAGTTCGCAAAGATATTTTCGAACTGGTATGTCACTAAAGGCAAAGATCCAAATGGCAATGACATATTGATACGTGTGCCTGTCATGTACGGTGATCAGAGCAGGCAAGTTTCTACTATCATAGCAAATAATAGCGCAAGCAATCTACCTGCTGCTCCTATCATAACCTATTGGATCAGTGGATTAGAGTATAATCAGAGTTGGATGCAAGATCCTACATTCGTAGAGAAAGTTCAAGTGCGTCAACGTGCTTATAACACTGATACACAAAGTTATGAGACGGTTCAAGGACAAGCATTCACAGTAGAACGCTTGATGCCTGTTCCCTACACATTACGTATGCAGGTTGATTTCTGGACTACAAACTATAATCAAAAATTGCAGTTGATAGAACAATTAGGTACACTGTTCAATCCTAGCTTAGAAATACAAAGCACAGATAATTTTATTGACTGGACATCGTTGAGCGTTGTATATCAAGACGGATTGACATTTAGCTCACGCAGCATTCCGGTAGGTACCGGTAATCCTATCGATGTGTTGAGCTGGAAATTCTATATGCCTATATGGTTGAGTACCAGCAGTAAATTGAAGAAGATGGGAGTCATACACAAGATCATCGCAAGCATTTATAAAGGCAGTGCATTACAAGATATACAAGATGAAGATTTATTATTAGGTACTAGACAAAAGATAACACCATATGGTTATAAAGTCTTGTTGATAGGGAACAAGTTACAACTATTGCCAGCTAATGAAGCATTCTATCCACCTAATACTGATTTGAATGATCCTAGCCCACCTGATACAAATCTCTACTGGACTAGTTTATTGAACGTATATGGAAAAGTAAAACCAGGCATCAGTCAGATATGGTTGCAGAATCCATATATGGAAGATGATATCGTTGGTACTATCGTGCCCGATCCAATCGATGATCGACTATTGATATATGATATCGATCCTGACACACTACCACAAAACACATTAGATCCAGTTGATGCTGTCATCAATCCTCAACTGCAAGGTCCCAATGCTGGACTACCAGGACCAGTAAATGGTCGTAGATATCTTATCGTAGAAGATATCGGTTTTGAAGGAGGCTCTACGATAGCATGGGGCGATCTAGTGGCTGAAGCTAATGATATAATTCAATATAATTCAAGTACCAATTCATGGGTAGTAAGTTTCGATGCTAGTGAAAGCACTACAGTCGAATATGTGACCAATCTCACAACGAATATACAATATCGTTATGTAGACCAAGAAGGACAATGGATGAAATCTTATGAAGGTTGGTATGATCAGGGCGATTACAGTATTGTCATTTGATTATTTTTTTGCTACAATATAAACATGCATAATACTTCGGCCGGCTGCTTTTTCTACAGCCGAAAAACAGACAGATTTTTATATCTTTTGAGGAGCGATCCAAAAAAAGAATACTCATGGGCTGTGCCGGGCGGTAAAGTAAATGTCAACGAAACTTTACTAGAAGGATTAGAAAGAGAATGTTTAGAAGAGATCGGGTATTTTCCAAAAAACGCTAAATTAGTACCCATACAAAAATTCGTCAATAATACTTTTGTTTACCATACTTTTTTCTGTGAAGTAAATGATGAATTTATTCCTGATCTGAATCATGAACATATCGGTTACGCTTGGGTAGGAATGAATCAACATCCCAAACCAATGCACCCGGGACTGTTCAGTACAGTCAACATAGATATAGTCAGAGAAAAATTAGAAGCACTCACAAAATAAAAACGGGGCATAAGCCCCGTTTCTACTGTAGAGAATGTTTTTATCAACTTGCTAAAAACATTTGAATTGCTTCCATACCTGTTGCACCTAAAACTGCTGCCGCACCCATTAGCATCCATTTTACTTTTTCCATGTTGGAAATTTTTTCTGCTAATTCGTCATGCGATTCTTTGTTGGCATTTTGAAATTCTTTCAAGATCGCTTTAGTCTCTTGCATATTACGATCTAAACAATCGTGTAAGTCTTTGACTTCAACTTTCAGATCATCCATCTTTTCTTCAAGACTATGAAAACGTACCTGAAGGACGGCGATCTCTGTCTCAGCAGCCTCTACTCTTTTAGTTGCACCGGTATTCACACTCATTTCTTATTACGCCTTGTTGATAGTTACGATTGGATATGGTTGTCCACCGTAAGTATCTGCTGCATAAGCAGTATTGAATGTTGCGAATGCAGGACTTGCATTGTTGATGTTTGCTGTCTCATTTGGCAATGCTGTTGTACCTGAATTTAGTGCGAACAATTCAGCAGTATGATCGCTCAATGATTGAACATAAACTGTTGAAGTGTTTGCATATGTGCCTTCAATGTTGAAAGTATTTGGCAACAATGCTGTGTTTGCTACGTTTGCAGTATAGCAAGCTGCTGTCAAACCACTAGTTGAACCAGTGACTAGATACTTCTGCTTACCTTTCTGACGAACGATGAAACCTGCTTCTGGTGTACCATATGTGTATGAACCACCGTCAACGTTTGCTGCGGCATTTGCTGCGAATGTAGCGAATGTTGCGTTTGCGTTTGCGATGTCGTCGATAGTGCCTAGTATCGCACCATCAGCATCATATACGATTGTACCATCTACAAATGTGTTTGCAAAGTCAGTACCAACACCATCTAGGTTTGGACTGTCGTCTGCACAAGTGATTGTACCATCACCTGCGATACCGATACATACACCAACTAATACTTGGTTACCGTATAGTGCTGTGTTACCACCGACTACACTGTAAGTATTTGCTGAACCAGCTGGATTGTTGAAATATGAATCTACTAGACCAACTGTTGCTGCTACTGATTGACCAGTAGTACCTGATAAATCTACAGGTGTATAAGTTGGGTTTGCTGATAGCTGTGTTGCTGAAACTGTGAATGTTGTTGTTGACAACACGCTTAGGATCCAGTAAGTTGTACCAGCGACTAAGCCACCGATGTTACTTGCTGGAATGAATGGCATGCCAGCGATGATACCTAGATTGCTTAGATTTGCTGATGTAGTGACTACATCTGTTGAAGCGTTAGTAGCAGTCAAAGTGATAACTGCTTGCGCTTTTGCTATTTTTAGTGGACGACCCATTGTTTTATCTCCTATAATGCCGGGTTCTAGCCGATACGCGGCGGGGACCGCATAAACTAATAACAACAACGTTATTAGCAATATTATTTATCAAAAAATGCTTATTTTTTACGCGGCTTATTCGCCTATTGGTGCGCCTAGTTCAGTGATTGAGAATTTTGCTGTGCCGCCGTCTGCGCTAATATATGCTATGTAATTGCCTTCGCCTACTATAAATGAGTTTAGTATTGAGTTTGCTGGAATTATCTCACAAGCTGTGAGATTTGCTGATACAGAACTATTTCCTACTGCTACTGCGATTGCTGTAGTCGTAGTTGATATGCGAACTTTATCCGTGGTAGCTGCTGCTGATAATTGACTTGATCCACTTGGTGTGTAAATTGCTGCTGCCATTTCCGTTGTCCTATCTTGTATTTATCTTATAGTCTGCCAACCAACACTTCGACGATGCCCTCGCCGTCATCATTCTTACTGGAGATAGCTTTACCTATCACTGTGCCGATCTTAGGTGTGACTATGCTTGCTTTAGCATAACCCTGTCCTGCGCTTACAAGCATATCGCCCTTGGTGACAGCGCCCTTGACTTTGACAGGAACACGACCGATCAATGCTAATGCTATACTATTTTCTTCGCATTGAAGTTGAGCGTTCATGACATAAGCAGGAGTCGTAGTCACAACGCCTGCAATTCTATTTGATTCTTCTTTAGCGACAGTGACTTCTTGCCTACCACCAAATTCTAATACAGTACCAGGTGCATATTCTTGGTCTGCACAATAATATTCTGCAAGGTCAGCATATGTTGATTGTAATCTTGAACCGCTTGTTAGAGTCCAGTTACCTTGGATAGTTCCTATAGAACTTGAATCTGTACCTGCTGCTATATTAGGAATTTTTAGTGTATTGGTAGTAAAATTATAAGTGAATGTGCTATCACCTGCAAAGTCTGTGCCTGAATTATATTGAACACTATATGTAGTACCAGCTACTAGTCCGCCGTTGGCTGTGACAGTATTGAAGATTGCTATACCTGTATTGCTAGGATACGCACCAAACCCTGTAGTGTCTAACGGAGATAATAAACCAGTATCTTCAAATAAATCATACAATTGAATATTGCCAGCAACAGATTTCAAGTAAAATACGTTACCGTTCAATACATCAAAAGACGTACCATCAATCATGTTGATTGTAATTTCAGAACCTTCAGCGAAAGGATAAGGTTCAGCTAATGTCATTCTTGCTGTTGATTCGGCTGAGATATCCTGTATATTACGTGATACTATTCCTTTTGGTGTCCAGTTTAGTCCGCCGCTACCATCAGTAGTGAGAATATATCCTATAGCACCGCCTTCGATTGAGATGTTGCCCACTTCGCCTAAACTGATATATCCACCTGCGTTCCCACCGCGGTTTACCCAATTATTACCGTCGTAAACTAAAACTTCGCCGTTGGCTACACTAGCAGAAATATCTAGATTACCAACCGCGCCTACTAATTGACTAAATGATATGTCAGAATAAGCAGTGAGTACTTCTATGTTTTCTGTATTTCCAGTGGTTTTACCAATGAATAGTCTGTTTACATCGCTAGCGAATCCTAGTTCTGCTTCATCTAGTTGAGGAAGGTCGACTAAATCGCCCGAACGTTGCTGAATTTTTGAAATCTGTATGATAGACATAGTTGCACATTTACCAAGTAGTACAACTATTTATGCTTATGGGCTATAGGAATTGTTTATAATATTCTTCTAATCTAGCAAACCATTTGTCTTTGTAATAGTCGAATTCTTTACCCTCGACGATAAACTCTTGGTATTCATTAGCTGCGCTACACATAAAGATCACGCCCTTACGTATATTAGTCCCATAGACTTCATTATGTGCAGTTGCGTATGCTGCTAACTGCAAGAAATAGTCATCGATCCATTCACGCTTTTTAGGCTTGTTGGTCTGTTTATGGTCCATGATCGCTTCACTATTATCATGTACTCCCACAAGGTCAGTAGTACCTGCATAGACTTCAGGGAAGTATAAACTGACTTCAGTACCCCAGAATTCTTGGCAATTGCTCAATCCCTTTTCGATGATGGTCTTAGCCATATTATGGCTTTGTATGCTATAAGGATTAGTTCCCGGTTGACCCGTATCACCGGTCTTGACATGATTCTCAAGCCACTTGTGCATACGTGTACCGCGACCAGCAGCCTCAGCAGTTATCTGCTTTGCTTTCTCTTCGCCTACACGTTTACGCCATTCAAGCAGTGCTTGTTTCTTTTCTTCAGGCTTAGTAGCATCTAGTATTGTGGTGACACTGGGGACTGAGAATCCGTCCGGAGTTATATATTTCCTTGATCCATCTATAGTCTGTCTTTTCAGTTCGCTATATGGGAACTTGTTGGGTGTGTAAATCAAACTGTAAAACTCTCACCGCAACCGCATCGTGCTTTTTCTTTAGGATTTATGAATTCAAACGTCGAACCTAACCCTTTATCAACGTAATCAATCGTTATGCCTTCTAAAAGTTCTAATGCTTCTTCTTCTACCCATATATACAAATTATCAAATATAGTCAAATGATTTTCTGCTCTCCATTTGTCGGCAAACTCAAGGGTGTAGGCGTAACCCGAGCAGCCTGTTTTCTTCACACCTACAATGATTCCTATACCTTCGCCGCGCTGCTCAAGTTGTTGTAAAAATCTTTGTTTGGCACTTGCTGTTAGCGTAATCATTAGAATATTCTAATTGAGACGTTGTGTAAACGCAACTAAAAAGGTTACTTACCTTGTGCGTGCTTAGCCATTTTTGCAACTATCTCTTTACTCTGTTCCGGAGGAGGAGTTTCAACAGGTTTCTTTCCTTGAGGTATACCTTTGAAAATCACTTGATCTCCCTCTATGTTTTGTATGATAGAGTTCAATGGCTTTTGTTGTATCATATTATAAAAATCATCAGGACCTAGATGCAGACCGAATTTGCTAAAATATTCGCCGAGCAAGTCTATAGTCCAATTTGTTTTTATAACTCCGGTGTTCAACGCATGACTAAGTTGATCTGCTGCTGCGATCAACTTGTTCAATTTGGGATTATTGAATTCGTCAAGGCGCACGATTTATCGTAACTCGCGGCCGACCCCACCAGCTGGTTCTGCTTCTGGTTCTTCTGCTGGCTCTGCTTCTGGAGCGACTTCTGCATCCATCTCCATGCCTGCAACTTCTTCACCGCCTGGGCCCGCTGCTGCTGCAACGTCAGTGACAGCTACTTCTTCACCACCTGCAGCAGGTGCGCCTAATGCATCTGGGCTACCTACTCCAGTCAATGCGTTCATAGCATTTTGCATGTCTGATTTACTTTGGCTTAGTGTCTGATTCAATGTTGTCAAGGCTTGGCTAGCTGACGCATTGAAAGAACCTGATTGTTCTACACCAATCTCACTTTGGATGCTATCAGTCAATGCTGGTAACTCTTTTACTAACATGTCATTGACTTCTTCGATCATCTTTTGAATGCTGTCAAGCATATCTTGTGCAGCAAGAATGACTTGTGACTTTTCGACTTCTTCGTTTTCTACTACGATCTGTGCAGCTTTTGTAGTCATGTAATGCTCAGTCAATGCTTGAGCCATGAATACTAATTTCATGTAAGAAGGATTGCCCTGATTCTTGTAGAAATCAGGATTGCTTTTTGCTTCTTTGATAAGACCTTGAACCTTGTCTAGCATAGTTCTAGTCTGTGCGCGATTCAATCTTGAAGTATCAAAACTGAAATCGAAATTGGCTTTTAGAGCCTTCGCTGCTGTGTTTGATTTGTCTAAGTCGGTAAGTCTCATGGTAAAATTTCCATCGTTATAGAATTATTTATCAAAATCTAATCAAATTTATATTGATTTTCTCTGAACTTTTTGGTCTGTAGGAAACGTGAAATTTGCACGTAATCCTGTATTTCTTCTAAAGCCTGTTTCCTTCGTGCTTTCTCTTCGATCAATCGGGCTATATAAATGTCTCTTTCTAGGCCTGTGTTCTTTTTAGCTAATCTCTCATATTGAGAGATATGTACGCTTAGACTTCCTATCATTTGATCAAGTTCAAGCAATCTCTTGATTTCTTTATACTTATTATTCTTTTCAAATACGCACCAAGTAACAGCGTTTTTTAGAGAACTGAAAGCGATATTACCCGTCTCTCCTTCTATCACAATCTCAAATAGATCATCTTTAGGTATTACTATATATTTGCCGAAAAGGACATAGGATCCATCGTCTTCTTTCACGATGAATAGATCCTTTATCTTTTTATGTAAAAGATGCTTGTCCATATTAGTACTTAACAAAATAAATGTTCCTGTTATAATCGTCTATCTGTATATAGCTATTTAATGACAAGTCTATAGTATTTGTCATGATCATAGGTACGTTTTCGCAATCTTTATAGAGATATCCTAGGGGATGTATTCCATCTTCAAACACCCCTGAATGATGAACGCTAAACTCAAAAACCCAGACTTTATGACTTTTATTATCTATGAATCGTTCTCCGAAAAATGTGTTTTTATCGAAATCGACATAGGTAAGCTTAGGTGTAGTTTCGATGTCAGGCTGAGCCCTCAATGATATGATTTGCAGTATAGTGTCAAAGTTGCATTGTGTGTTTCTATCTATATACCACTGGTTTACGTCAACGATGTCATCCGCCGGTCTAGCACGATTCAACACCCCTGTTTTTGTGATATCAAATAAAGTATAACATGCTAACCTATGGCTCATCCTGTATTTACAGCAATAAAAAAGCCCGAGAATTTTACTTCTCGGGCCTTAGTCTTATCAACTAAAACTAATTATTAGTTAGTGAAAGTTGCTGATGCTGTTACAGTTACAGCGTTTGCCCAAGCTGGGCCTGGATCAGCTTCTAGTGCTGCTACTAGAGCAGTAGTTGTCCATGCACCAGTTGGGTATACAGCAAATGCTAATGTGTCATTAGTTGTGTCTGTGTACTCATAGATGTGGATAGTTGCTAATTGCTGAATTGCTTGAACTGCTGCTGCTACTTGAGTAGTAGTCAACGCGCCGTTTGCTGTTGCAGTGAAGAAGTCCAATTTTGGACCTTGTGGCTGAACAGTTACGCCTGAAGTTACAGCATTTACGCCTGTGTTAGTATAGTCTGGTGCGTCTAGCCATAGTACTTGCTTGAGGTCACCATTGACTCTTGTGAATTGTGCCATTTTCTAAATCTCCTAATGTTGTGAACCGTTTAGGCTCATACTATTATTTATGCCTGGAGATAAAAAAGGTGGGGGTTAGATACTAGCGGCCAGCCAAATTCTGACGGCTGAAGCCCATTCTATCCACGAATTTCAAGCCCTGACTGACAAAACCTTCTTGGCTCTGCTGTCCTGACTGTAGATAGCCCTTGACGGGACTCTGTTCGGCCTGCTTGGCCAATTGATCTACAACTGAATTTTTCAAATTATAGATAGCACTCCATATTGTGAACAAGCCTATAATACCCTGTTTGTTGCTGTTGATATGATCTGATAATTTTTTCTTCATGCTAGCAGTCATAGGTCTGCTTTCAAAATAATCCATGAAGTCGCTTGCTAGATTGTTTAGATCTCCAGCAACGATTTTTTTGTTAATGTATGTGGTAAATAATTGATTGAACGTGTTCCGAGCCTGCGGAGCCTGCATTAGCTTTTGCAAATCTCTTCCATATTTCGTGATCGCTGATTTGGCTTGGTTTAGTAATTCTTTATCAATTTTTATATTAGGTAACACCGGCATAGCACTAGGAACTAATGCAACATCACTATTATTTTTAAGTTGACCTATAGTACCTTTCAAGCTCGTCGCATCATCTGTAGTAGCTGCATTTGCCGGTATAAATTGATGCACGGCAATACCTGCAGTTTTGTCTGCGATTAGCTTTCCTACATCGCTATCTACATCAACTGTATATGTTATACCGTTAGGATTCGCTTTGAATTTATACAGACCATTCGTATCCTTGAGCGGTTGCCCGAATAACATGTCCCCCCAGTAGTAGCCCTTAGTTCCTTGACTTGCCTTCTGTAGACCGGACCATATGTTTGAAATGATACCATGAAGTTCAGCACGATCAACCCCCCTCGCTTTATCGTATTCTATGAATTGTTCTGGGCTATAGACTTTTCTACCTGACATGTCTTTTTTATTGAACATGTGTTTGTCCATGATAGAAAATTTGCCATCTGGACCATGGCCAAATATCAATGCAGGATAGCCGTCCCACTTGATAGTAAATTCTTTTGGTTTTTGAGCGGCTGCTACAATGGAATTGATAGCACTATTAGCCCCGGTAACATCTTGTAGGATGACGAGGTCTTCAGGATGATCGAGGTGCCCCTTTGATTCTGTTATTGATATAGACTCAAGAACATCTAGAGTTTTTCTAATAGTGTCAAGCATTTTATTTTTTAGCCAGTGTCCAAGCGATATTTGCGATTGATGTAAGTTCTTTTTTCAACTGACTTGTGCCATATAGATTAGGCAAATTCTTTAGCAATGCGTCAATTTTAGGTTTAGCGGGACCCATGTCAATACCTTGCAAGAAATCATCTAAAAAGTTTTCTTTGAAGTATTTGCTGATGCCTAGTTTTTCTTCAGTAGGAGGTACTTGCTGTTGTGATGCAGGATCTGTTTGTGGTTGTTGAGGTGCTGCCTTAGGTGCTGCCTTAGGTGCTGCCTGCTGGCCACTTGCTTTGGCTTTTGCTCTTGCTTCACGCTTACGGATAGCATTCGGGGTTTGGCTAAGACCTGCACCTTTCACTCTACCACCTCCTTGTGGTACAGATGAAGCTTCTATCAACTCCATATATGATTCAAATAAAAGATTTAGTTTTTCATATACTGCATCTTCTTTTATTGGTTGATTGCGTTTACCTGCTGTCTTTCGTGCTGCTTTTGCCTGTAACTGCGGCGCTATCTTTTGTGCTACAGTCTGTCTTGGTTGTGCCGCTGCCTTGGCTGCTGCTGGTTGTGCTGCCGGCTTCGCTGCTACCTTAGGTGCTGCTGCTTTAGGTGCTGCTGCTTTAGGTGCTGCTGCTTTAGGTGCTGCTGCTTTAGGTGCTGCTGCTTTAGGTGCTGCTGCTTTAGTTTTAGCAGCGGGGGCATTGGGCTGTTGCGCGCCTGCCTGCTTTGTATTTGTTTGGGCTGTAGATTGTTGTGCAGCCTGATCTAAAATTTTAGTTGTATTTTGATCAGCCGGTTTTCCTTTGCTGTCTATCCATCCTTTTGGTCCTTTAGTATATTTCTCTCGCCCAAAAGTAATAGGCTCTGCTGGTGTATTTGCTGCTGGTTGTTTAGTTTTTGGTTTTGGTTTTTTATTTTGTGAAGCCGCTGTTTTTACAGCCGGTTCTTGTTGAGCAGGTTGTGCAGCAGGCTTATCATCAAGCTTGTTAGAGGTCGCATCTACTAAGTCATTTTTCACAGCCACATCTAATGTTTCTAAAGCCTGGCTAACAAATTTGTCTATAAATTTATTAGCTGCCACTTGATCTTTAGTGCTGCGCCCATATTTCATACGGGTAGGACTAAAAAGAGCTTTTACTCTTCCGCCTAGACCTGCGGTTGCGTTCTGGCGTGTGTCATAGGCCCTTTTGAATTGACTTGCTGCCCTTTCAAAATCGCCAAAAAGACCTTCGTTTATGATATCTTTAGATTTCATGATTATTTCCTGATGGTCTTTGAAAACTTATTAGGTGTGCGATTCTTGATAGAACTTAGTAGTTTCTTTTCTAAGAGTTCGGCTTTTTCCTGGGGATAGTGTCTTTTCATCAATTCTAATAAATTGATGGCGCTAGTGATGACATTATTGGCTCTGCTTTCGATGACATGATTCATGTCGCGATTGCTACCAATAGATTCAAGCTCTTCTAGCAGACTACGTGTACGCTTTTGCATAATGTAGTATTTATCTATAAACGGGTGGATTTATTTCTTTAGGGATGCTATCAAAGTGCGCAGTTTTGCGCTTTGTACATCGGCTGTAACCCTGCTTTTTTCAGGTTCGACAGTAGTTTGTACGGCATCATTTACAGTATTTCCAACTTGGCTAGTGACCTTTATTTGCGATAATAATGTAGATCCAGAAACCTGCGGTCTAGGCTCGTTTTCTAGCTCATCTGTTATACGCAATGTTTCTACATTGAACTTGAGTTCGATCTTCTGCCCTACCCCAGAACTGCTGCGAGTTTTCATCAACTGAATCTGATATCTACCGCTTTCTCTCATAGACCTTGAAGTAAAGATACCGAACACGTTATCTGCTGTGTTGATCTTACTGATACCACCTGCGATATGACTATGATCGAATTCAATCTCATCTACCGCGCTGCGATTCAACTGACTCGCAGTGACGAACAACACGTTCAGTTCTTTAGCCAAGTTACGCATTTCTTCTGATACATACTTGTCCTTGACGAATAGATCGCTAGGGCTGACTTTGGCAGTGACTGGCATGATCAAATCAAGATAGTCGATACACAGGAAATCTACTCTCATTCCTGTCTGTACTTGTAGTTCTTTGACATATGCTCTGATATCGTTGACGTTGCTTTGTGCTGGCATGTACTTGATACGCAACTGACCCGCTTTTTTCGCTATCATCTTGACCTTCATCTCAACGTTGTCAAGATCCTTGAAGATTTCTTTAGTATTTGTGTCAGTCATCATGCTATCGATACGCATCGAACATAGACCTTCAGCAAGTTCTAATGTCACATAGACTCCATTCAATCCGTTCTGTACCCAGTTGACTGCAAGATTCTGCATGATCAAACTCTTACCTGAACCTGATCCACCTGCAAAAATCTGTAGCTCGCCGCGATTGAAGCCCCCATACAATTTATTATCTAGGGTTGGCCAACCTGTGCTATTCTGTCCATTGCTTGATTTCAATGCCATGAGTCTTGCTCGAGGATCAGCAAAGTAATCTGTGCCCATATCTTTCTGTAGAGAAATCTGAACAGCATCTTTGATCAGTTTCTCTACAGGTCCATACTCGCCCTTCTCAAGATGATCAGCACTCTTAAGAATAGCCCTCTCAAGTTCTTGTCTTTTAGTGAATTGTTCAAATTCTTCTAGGAACCAATTATAATGACCTTCGTCAAGTTCCGGAATAGGTTCGATGTCTACATCTGTCACTGCCTTGATCTGTATAGGCTCAGGCATAACATTATATTTTTTAGTATGATCGATTATGAATTCGGCTACGGGACGTAACCTACGATCAAAGTTTTCTGCGTTTGTGATGTTCATCACGCGGGTATACAACTCAGCGTTTGTGACCATCATCTCCAAAAATAGCTTTTGTACCTCAATGTTGTAGTCGTTTATCAAGTTGATTCCTCTTTACTTCTATCTTGATCTTGCTATTAGTCGCTGACTGCAAGATACTTAGTAATGTCGCTAGTTTTCCATATTTTATTACAGCGTCATTTATATCCTTTACACCGATTTCCCAATCAGGCAAGCTCACATAAAAACCATAATCTAAAGCCTTATTACAGATTTTTAGACCAGTAGAATCTTGATCAGGCACCACGATGATTTTTTTATTTAGGTTTTTCAAGATTTGTGCTTGAGTATCACTAATCGTGTTGTGAGTCAACGCACAACCATTTATGCTTAGTGCATCAAATATACCTTCAGATACGATACACACTTCGTATTCAGGCTTTTGAAGATCGTAACCAAACACATATCCCTGCTGTTGCTCATTGATAAACTTTGGCGTACGATCATCTAAGTACCTACTAGTGTGACCCACTATCTTATTTTCATATGTGTAGGGTATGATGATCCTATTTGATTGTCTGCCTTCTAAATCAGGAGTACACATGAAAGGATAATTACCTATAGATATTTTCCTTTTGTTTAGATAAGTCACGTACACTTCATGCTTAGGATTATTTTTATCGATGAGTTCAGCGTCCGGCAGGCGCATTTCTTTGAATACGACTTTTTTCTTTTCTTTTTTTACCTTTGTGAAATCTAATAAATCTTTATGCTGAAGGCTCTCAAGACTATATTTGTTGATATCATCTTTATCCATTCCAGCCCAGAACAATAGTTGCCTCGTATTCTTTGTGAGCTGCCTTCCTAAAGTAAAACCTGTCTTGAACCCACAGTTGAAACAATGATAGCTCCAGTTTTCTCCTTCCATGCGTATTCCACCGCGTCCTCTTTTGTCTGCGTTATGCCCGCGATATTGGCAACAGACAGCATTGAAACTATGCCAGCCGCTTTGAGAAAGTTTTTTCTTACCAGGAATTACTTGAAGAATATCAAACACTCAGTAATTATAACAGAGTGTTGCGAAAAAACAAAGACTATTGGCAACTTATCTTGCCAAAACGTTTGATACTACGCCTGTGTTGCTAGTGAATGCCATGCGTATGAATGGGTGAAAGCCCTTGACTGTATATCCAACAGTCTCGGTAACTTCTAAGTATTCTTCTGTGCGTATATGATACCAATCTTGCAATCCGCTATCGAACGTACCTTCGATCTTGACCTCACCATTGAACTCATGTAAGTGGGCTTGTAGTGTCAATATAGGATTGTCATTGGTATTGATCACTGAAGTGTAATATGTGTTAGCATTGGGTAATACGTTATTGATGCTGTTGTTGCTATCCAAGTTGGGGAATGGTTGCCCGGTGGGGATAGTCACAGTCTCGCTTGGAACGAAACTTGGTAATACGCTATCTAGTACATTGATCTGACCACGTGCGCCCGCTGCTGGGTCTACGAACACAGGGTATCCAAATTGTCCTACAGGAATTTCTAGGCTATAATGACACATCTGCGCAGGGATATCTTCGATCTCAGCGGCATTCAATTCAAGATATGCTATACCAGTCAATGGTAGCTCAAGCGTCAATGCCTTGCGTATCAAGACCTCAGTACCGTCATAATTGATGATTCTACAAGTAATTTCTTTACCTGTTATATCGACTGGTTTCTGCTCTTGGTTCAAGAACTGAAACTGTAGTTTGTTGTCTACACCTTTGTGCAGATTCATGGTTTTTGCATATACTGGCATAAAGGACCTCGGACTGTTTCCTGATAATAGGACGACAATCTGGCGCTGGGTGAAAATAAATGCTGGTGTTGAATATCTTACAGTGTTAATAGTCACAGATTATCGCTCCTAAATGTATTTAGTCAGTAAAAAATAAAATATTTTTGTATCTACCCAAATATAAATAATTGTCAATGACCATTTCTAAAGATTTTTTCAAAAAGCTCAGTCAAAATCATCCGTTCATAACGGTGATTTCATTTGCTAACCAAGACTATGTAGGTATCATTCAAAATCGCGATGATCAATGTACCTCATTGTATGATTACGGATCCATCGCTGAACCTAGTCATAAAGAACTATTTCTAGAACTAGGAGAAGTATGGTGGTGGGAAAGCAATCGACAGATCCCTATCAATATATTTCTGAAGAGTGACTGGGATCCTTTTAGGAAATATCTAAGAACGTTCAATAATAAGAATCTTACTATCGTACATGGCCCTGTCATAAGCCTAAACGAATTATATAAGAAGCGCACAAAGCGCAGAAGCATCACATTAGTAAAACGACTTCCCTGATCGTTTTTTTCTGCGATTCATAGCCATCTCTAAGCTGAGTTTTGCCACCTTAGTATCATAACAAATACCATCTAGGTGATCTTTTTCATGTTGAAACACTCTTGCTACTAATCCAGTGAAAGTAGTTTCTACAGTGTCTCCTAATGGGGTTTGATATCGCACATTGATGACATCATGTCTTTTTACTTTCAGCCACAATTCAGGAAAGCTTAGACACCCTTCTGTTCCCATCACTAAATCGTCACCATTTAGTATCTCAGGGTTGATGCAGGCATATAACTTAGTCTCATTTCCCATCACGAAAATTCTTTTGCTGACTCCGCACTGCGGCGCCGCGAGTCCTATACCGTTATTTTCGATCATGCATCGTGCTAAATTTTTACAAAGAACAGTTGGATCTCCGTCAACAGTGAAATCCCAAGGATCGGCAACCTTTCTTAGTATCGGATCATTTTCTTTAACTAATTGTATATTACTCATTTGATAATAAATTCATATGCACTACCACAAGATGCGCATAAGCGACTGCGTGTGACTTTTTGAAAGTGTATGTACCATCTTCTTTTTCCCAGATAGTCTTAGATACCTCTGACCAAGGTAGACCGATCAAATGTTTTTTACCGGGGCGAATCGCAGCAAGAAACATTGCTAGTCTAGGTATACTATTTACTGGTTCCGGCATCTTGCGCAAACTGTTATAATGATTTCCAAGATGTATCAGTTGTTCTACAAATTTGCTGTCATTGAGTTTATTCCAGTCTGGTTCACCCATCAATTCGACAAGATGATTCTCGTCACGCACTTGATTATACACATGCACATTCAACAAATCTAGTTTGAGATAACCACGCTCTTCAGCGATCTCATAATCCAATGCTGACATGTCATTGATAGGATCATAGGGAATATCTGTCACGTAAACACCTGTGTTGTGCTTGCGCGTTTCTGCTTTTCTGATACTAGCAGGAACGTGATCGATCAAAGATAATAGTTTATCTCTGTCTCCCAGATCAATATCGATATCGCTGTTGAATTTCATTGCCATGTTAGTAAGAATAATAACTCTTTTTCTTCATCTAATATCTCTACAGAGCATTTAGGAGGATTACCAAACACTCTAAACACCCAGCTTTTAGTATCCTTGCTGCGCCACTCAACAAATTGACTCACGCTGCTGCTGTTATATTTGTTCATATCTTTATGATAATTCTCTTGTACATTATCAGACAGCCACTGTACCATTTCTCTATATCTAGCATATGGTAGTGTATGTCTGCGTACTGCTTTGACTATCTCAGTCATCTTTTCATGCCCAGTTTTTTATAAGCATTTTGAACAACGATAGCCTGACGTTCTGCGTCATCTACTGCTTTATGTAGTGTGACATGTCCACCGTCACGCAATTTCACACCCGCGATCTCAAATAATGTGCGCGTATCTCTTACGGTGTAGAATGGCCAGGGTATAGGATTAGGCCTATCAGTGAGTGTGCTGCGCATAGCAGTCTCACAAGCAACAACGTCAAAAGGAGCACCATGACTCCATACTGCTCTACGGTTCCAACCTATGCTATATAATGTTTCCATGCAGTCACGCAGACTCATGCGATTATCATCGCTCATGGCTTCTTCTATAGCTTCAGGACTTTGTTCGCTCCACCAGCGTATAGTGTCATCATTGATGATGCGATTATATTGCTCAGTCTGATCTTCTATAGTGGGTTTTAGTGTCCAGCGTTCAGCGACACCTTCGCCATAGGGATCGAATCTCACTATGCCAATAGTAAGGATAACACAATATGGACTTGTGTCCAGTGTTTCCAAATCTATCATGATATCATTTGCCATACTTAAGAATATACACTAAAAATTTCTTCTCGTCAACTACTTTATAATCGTCGCTCAACATACCTTCAATATTTTCAGTAGGTCTGAACCCATATTTGTTTTCTAACCAATCCATATATTCTTTATGGTCTCGGCTACCCGTTTCTTCTCTAAACTCTAGTTTGAGATTTTTTAGATTAGTCCAATACTTCCAGCGGTTCTGTCGCTTCTCAATATCAGCATCATCGTCATCGTAATCTTGGAAATCTTTAGGAACGTTTACCATTACTTTCCCAAATGTTGTCAACTTCTTTGACTTCATCGATGATATTGCGATCAAGATAATTGAGGAGTAACGCGGGTCTGTCCTTATCGGTATTATTAGGCATGCTGCTGTGTAATACCCTACAGTTGTAAAAAAGTAAAGAACCCCTGGGCATGTCGTGCTGCTTACAATTAGATGAGAACCATCGATCAAACGTTCCGTTGTAACATTCATCGATATCAAAATCTCTTTTCTGGCTGAAGGGTACCAGTCCGGTAGATGCATTATTTTTAGTGGTATGTTCTATAGGAATTATACACTGTATGCCCAACAATCTTTTATCATAATTCCATTTTTTGAATCTATGCGGCGTGTCTATATGTGGATTTACGAATTGACTTCCTGCTTTGACAGTAACAACATCACTTGCATAGAATTCTAGATCGATAAAATTTTGTTTGATGACCGGATCTACTAATCTTTTTATAGATTGAAATTCGGGAAATTGATGAACCATCTCACTCCAAGTCACCGATGCATCAATAGATTCTGCATCTTCCCTTTCTTTATATTCTTTTTTGTTGATCGCTCTAACTGTTTTTAGTTTCTTTGTGAGGTCTAAGAAATCTGCACACAAGAGTTCTGGAACAAAACTCTCATAGATTATGTACCCCTCTTGATTGATGATTTTGTCTTTTACGTTCATAAAACTGCTAAACTAAAAACTATTGCGTCCTTCTCATCGCAAAATATAAAATCCATATACTCATGGTTGACTACTGTCGAGAATTTATCGCCCGGTAAACCAAAACTCTCTACAGCATAAGCACAAATCTCATTCCAATTTTGACTATAGCTATGCCAGTGTACTCTTACAAGGTATTTATTGTTCTCAATAACCACCGACATGTAGTAATTCCTTTATCTCTGTGATGATAGTTTTAGACTTAGTGAATTTTATAGCCCATTGTTCGGGATTGATATAATCGTATATCATCTTTTGTTGTGTTGTGTCTAAATCTTCCAAGAACAACATGCCAGTCTTACTTTGATAAAGCATCCAGGGACTTATCTTTCCTTTAGTGATCATGAAACATATCTTATTTCTATTGCTATATTTCAATACATCCTTAGTTTGTATGTTATCTTGTTCGGCTAACATCACACATGTCTCTATGCTTCTTGCAATCGCATCTAGTGGGTCTTCAGTTTTTAGATATGATATCAAAAACTTTGTGTAATTTGTATCTTTATTCCACTTGTCGATGCTGATATTACTCTCTAACAACCAATCTATATAGCGGGGTATATTGATCACTTGTGCTTCTACACAATAGTTTCCAAATTTGACAAAAGCTGAATAATAACTTGACTTGATAAAGTCCTGTAATTCTTTTTTCTTTTTTGAATGTTTTTGATAGAACTGAGCAAAGGCTGAAAATCCTATACGATTTCCTTTTTTATCTTTATCGTTATATCTACGTTTTGGTTCACATAGATGTTTCACAAGAGTCTGTTCTCTTATAAAATCCTTTTTACAAAACTCACAATGGAATTTATCCATTTCCATGCTCTTTGCCGTAACGATCTAAGTCTTTGTCCGTGACAAAATTTGAAAGAACTTCTATGTCTTCCAGCTTCATATATGGGAAATATTTCGCTAACAATACTTTTTTGTTTTGTTGATCCACAAACCTAGATGAGATTTCTTCGATAGCATCTATATCTGTGTTAGGATATGTCTTTGTATAATATTCCTTTATTTCAGATTTGCTAGCACTTTCTTTCATGCTTGAAATCTTCTCTCTGATCTGCGGGATCCATGCTCTGCGCAGTGTACCTTGTCTAGGACTGCTAGCGCATAGCATCAACCATATCAGTTTCGGATGTCCATATACTTTCTCATTGAAAAGATATTTGTTAGAGTAATGATTTGTACTCAAAACATAAAACTGTTCTAAGCTGCTGTTTTTGGTTGTCACATAGGTAAACCATTTGATGAGCATGAATGGGTTGAATTTCTGTTTCTGCTCGTCAGTCAATCTGTCATAATATCCGTAATCTTTCTTGTCGAGAGCCGACAAGGCAGCAAACAAGTCAAAGTCTTGTTTCTCAAACTTTTCGTCAGTTGGTGTCTTTGCTTTCGCCATACAATTCTACTACTGCATTCTCTCCCCAAATCTGAGCATAGTCAAGTGCTTCTTGTTCCGTATCAAACAGTTTAGGCTGCATCTGAAACTTGCTATCGCCCTCAGTGACCCATAAGAAATCACCATCAGGCCAGTAAACTTTCACGCCATACTTCATCAGAATACCTGATTGTAATCAACGATCTCACAGTTGCGGCTTATCTCTTTGACGAAATAAACACAGCGGGGCTTATCCCCATCGTCGATAGGTACGCACAAGAACTGTCCGTTACGCAATCTAGGAGCATACCAAGTTACATCATGATAGATATCTATGATCTCTACAGGCAAAAATGAAGGACTGAACGCGCTCAAAGGATTATACTCAAATGCGCTAAATCCCCTATCATTCAAACTACTCAATGGCAACGTTTCAAGATCGCCGTGATCTTTTTCACCAATCAGCACTTGCCAATCTAACGGCATCTTTAGTGTCTTATTACCTATCTTCAATACTAAAGCAGGAGCGTTGAAGCTTTCTAAAAAGATCAGTGGAATAAAATGATAGTCTACGCTCTGTGGATTACTGTTATCCAATATAGCAAAACGTAAATCATCTATCTCATCAGGTAATGTTTCTAGATTGTAAAAATTATTTTCTAATGTTAGGATTCTCATGTTGTTATTTTACTACAATTATTTTTAGTAGTCAAGTTTTTCAAGAGTAAATGGATACTTTGCTTCCTTATAATATGCCTTGCGTTGTGTCAGATGACGTTTAGCAAATTTACAGTCGCTAGTGATGTCCCAGATTTCTACATATTCTTTATCTTCTGCTTTGCGTATACCTCTACCAATGCTTTGAATCACGCGAACGAATGATTTGCCGGGCTCTACCAAAACTAAGTTGAATATTCTAGGTATATTGATACCTACAGCAGCGACCCCATAAGTAGCAACGATGATCTTATTAGCACTAGTCTTTACTTCATCGTATTCTTCTTTGCGCTCAGTGAGTTTGGTTTCTCCGCTGATAAACACGCTATCAGGTAAACGCGATACCAATTCACGTCCTGCGTTCACGCGATCAACAAGTATCAATGTGTTTCCGGTATCTTTTATCTTATCGATGAGTTGAGCAATCTTGTCTAATCTCTTTTCATCTTCTAATAGATGTTTCAATTCACTTTGATAGTTTGTGAACTCAACTCCATCTTTCAACTGTACGATATTCACATGACATTGTGCTAACACGCCCTTCTCTTGTAACTCAGCAGCACTCAGTTTGCCTATGACGGGTCCTAGACTGACAAGCAATGACACTTGCTCATATGTTGCCTTAGGTATAGTACCAGTCAAGCCCCAGCGTATAGGAATCTGACTGAATGGGCCAGTCAATAATTGCTTGAGTGCATCAGCCTTAGCCATATGCACTTCGTCAACCATGACGCAAACAACATCTTCGATAAACTCTTTGATGTTGATCTCTGCTTCGCCCGCTTTAGTATTCTTCAATAGATTGTTTAGGCTCTGCCAAGTACAGATCGTATGTGTTTTGTTATACTCTTTACGATCACCAAAGTATACGCCAACATCTAATCCAAGATTGATATAGTCTGCTTCAGTCTGTACGACAAGGCTCTTGTTTGGAACGATGACGATGCTACGCCCATGCTGTTGAACACGTTCGCTGAGTGCGGCAGTGATCAATGTCTTGCCTGCACCCGTCGCTACTTCTTGCAATGATTGTGGATTGGCTAAGAACTGATTGACGATCTCTACTTGATAGTCACGCAATTCTATAGGCTGTCCTTCTAGTTGATGACCTTTAGGCCACATCGTGTTAGAATACGTATCTTTGGACACTTCTGTGAAACTGTAACTCGTCTTGTATTCGCGCAGATCAACCAACTCAATGTCGTAATCATATTCTTCTAGTATGGGTACGATGTCAGTGAGTAGATTGATGTATGTGCTGCCAGCGAGGCTACAATAACTTACCTTGCCGTTCCATCTACCGAGACGGACCGCGGGCAGATATCTTGCACCGGGCACCTCATGCTCAAACTTGCGCATCAATGCCTTGCGGCAATCTAGCTCAAGACCTTCTATCTTGCAATTGACTTCATCACGTATGATTATCTTTGCTTCTCTCATTTTACTGTGATAGGATTATTATTTTTCAAAATCATTATCTTAGAGGCTGACGATTCTTT